AAGCCTTCTCCTCAAGCGCCTCTTCGTCTTCCTCTTCATCGCTATCAGTATTGCAATGCGAACTGAAATACTCTTCACGCGCTATTGCCTCAAGCTCTTCTTCAGTACCGCAGGTGCAAGGGCCTTCGCCCTGACTAGCGCAAACTACCGTGTGCCCATTAAGCATTTCATGCACGGGCATATTTGAAAAGTCACCCTTCCAACCGTCTTTGATGCGATAGTTTTCAATGTTAATCACGATAACCTCCTCCTGACGCTTTGTATTTTTGAGCCAACATTTGCGCTTTACGAGCTGACCACTGCCCCGGACTGCCGCCCTTTCCACCAGCCTTGATCTCTGCAAACAGTCGCTTGCGAAGGGTCGGCTTCGTGTAGTTTCCAGCCTCGTTAACCGTTGACTTTGCCATTAGCATTTCCACCGTTTTCTGGCCTGTCTCAGCCGACTGTTCGGATCTTTCGCCGCAGCGGGGAAGTCCCGCATCTGCCCTGCCGACCTTGCACAATAAGACTTTCTGCGCTTGGCGCTGGCCGGTGATGGATTGTCTTCCGTTACCGCTGTTTTTAACTTGCTACCCGGATTGGCTTTGCGGTACGCCGCAACGCCCTTCTGCGTCATTCCCGCCCCTGTTTTGGTGGGGCGGAAGTTGCCAGATTTCACAGAGGTTTTAATCCCCATGTCCTTTTTAGTAGCCATTACGCCGCCGCGCCGCCTTCAAACAAGAGCGTGACACTGGTCACCTCTACACCCGAAACGTCAATGTATATGCCCGTTTCAAACAGGATACCCATGTCCGGGATGGTCACATTCGTTGCCCCTGCTACGGCAGGCGTGACAACTGTAAGCCTTGCTGTGCCGCCAGAAGTCGTGCCGTCTCTAAGCACAAAGGAGGCCGCCGTGCCAGTATGGGTGAAGTACAACCCCACCAATCTGCTACGCCCAACAACCGCAGAGGCATCTGCGGTCTTGGTGACCGATTGAATATTACTGAAGCTCATTTTTTATTTCCTCGTTGCACTACGCGGTGCGCGTGAACACGTAAGCCGTTGCGCTTGAGAACATAATGGTGAAACGACCAATACCCGTTGCGCCAGAAGCCACTGTGGACTGACCAAAGCTTGCCGCAGTAGTATTGGCTGCATCAGACTTAATACCATTGGTAGCAACAAGAACAGTGACCGCATTGGCACCTGCTGTGTTGTCAATGTAGAGGTCAAAGACTGTGCCTCGAGCCGCGCCAAGGGCTGCGCCAAGCAACGTGCCTGTAGGCAAGGTGATGGAGACTGCAGCTGCTGAAGTAGAAGTGATATAGCCGGTTGCTACTTCCGCTGCCGTGGCAGTTGCTGTAGCGTTAATTGCGGAGGTTGTGGCATGGGTGATGCGGCCTGTCCCAGCAATGTTGCGGTTACGTTGCCGGTTACGTTGCCGGTTACGTTGCCGGTTACGTTGCCGGTTAAGTCACCAATAAACCCATTGGTAGAGGTAACGGGACCGGAAAAGGTAGTAGAAGCCATTAGAAATTCCTCACTTTGCGAGTTTATGCGCACCTGTCTGCAAAGTCGTCAGCCGGGGCTGTCAGATACGCGGGTTTTCCCGGATAACACCTTTATATCAGTTTATTCTTACACTGTCCATAACCGAAACTTTTGCTCTGCTCATAAAAAAGAGGGCCGAAGCCCCCTTTTTTCACACCTGTAACGCAACGATATTACGGTGTACCGGGAGATCCGAAAATGCCACGGAAATCAGAAAATCCGAAGCTGTATCGCTCTCTCGCCTTGTATCTAACGTTACCAGTATCAAAGTCGCCTTCAAAACCAGTCTTGATAGACACACGATTGAACATCTTCATGCCATTCGGACTGTCTGTCAGAATGAAGAAGGCGTCAGGGTCAGTCAGGTAATGGTTTACAGTGTAACCCTGTGGCACCATGCCCATGTTTTTGATCGCGTTGATGTCGTTATCTGCTGTACCAACCCGCAGAGTAGACTTCAAGATACGATCCGCAGTGAACTGCAGTTCTTTTGGAATCACCAGCTTCAGACCTTGAACTGCAATCTTCAATCCACGTTCATCTGTGAACGCAGCAATGTCGATCAATGCTTGTTCCAGTGAAGTTTCAGAAAGATCGGCAGGGGTTGCCAGCTCATTGGCGACGTTAGCCGACAATGTGGGGTGATCCGTCGCGCAAAGCGCTACGCCGTCGCCGCCAAGGGAGGTTGTAAATGCGCCATTGAGAATGGCAGCAGCTTTAACCTGCTTAGTGGTCGCCATAGAACGAGCCAGCGCCTTGGTATATCGGCCTGCCAGCTTGTCATAAAGGTTATCTTCGATGGCTTCTTCGGTCAGACTGAAGGCCAGCGCGATAGTCTCATGGGTGTAGCGAGATGTATAAGTCTCTTGCGCCGAGTCATAAGACACACCAGCGCCTTCATACTTAACCGGAGCTTCGCCAAATCCAGCGAGCATGACTTCTTCTTCAAAGGCACGGTCAGAAGACTCAATCTCGTAGATCTCGGCATGCTCATTTTGGTAGTTCTTATATTCCAAACCAAACAGGGCATTCAGGCCCGGTTCAAGTTCTTTTACTAGTTGTGCGCGTGAAATTGCCATGATTATTAGGCTCCTTTAAGGGTTAAATTAAGTACTTGCAACACCAGCGCTGCCATAGCGATGCTCGTTAATCTTAACAACCACTTGGGCATTTGCACCCAGCTCGTTGTTTGGCAGGTCGTACAGACCTACGATTTTAAGATTAAGCGCTGCCGTGGTCGCTTGAGTAGCAAAGTCAAGGGTCATGGTGGAAACACCCGTAACAGTACTGCCCGTAGTAGAACCCGTAACATCTGCGTTATTGCCTATCGCCGCTTGAGTCATGGTGCCGTTCACTTGGATGGTAAACAACTGGTTTGGGTCATCCATCACAGAGGCACTAATAGTACCGGATGTAATGTTGATGCTGCCCGGATAGAAGTTCTTCCAAGTCGGTTTCTGGGTGGTGGGGTCGTTATAGAAGCAACCGTTAAACACGCCAACTGCTGAGACGTGTGTACCGGGTGCAAATTTAACAAGATAACCGGAGACAAGAGTAACCAAGTCACCTTGAAAAATTGCGCCAGCTTGGTTGTCGTTAATGGTATAAGCGTACTGCTTCTGTGCGCCAGTGGCGGACAGGTTTCCTAGCGCCCGTAGGCCATAGGGACTGTTTACGTTAGCCATGCTATATGTCCTTTAAGTGAGTTATTTGGAGGAGTCTTGTCCGCCAATGCTTACACGTGACTGTCTTTCCGGCCTGTTAATCTTCATCGACGAGTGTGCATTCGTCTTCAACAGATCGTTATCGACGGCCTTTAATTGGTCTTGGGTGCGCTCTGAATAATATTTACGACGCTCCTCAGCTGTTTCGTCCGGGATTCTCGCCAGCAAGAGGCTACCAACGCTGATAACGCCAGTGTTTTTACCTTCTTCAGGGCTTTGCCCAATAAAGTCTGGGTGCTCGTCTGCGCGTACCAGCTCATACCCCTCACGGAGTTTTGCTGACACGTTCATGCGATCATCCATTCCCCCGGCCTCGGCCCGTATCCAACGATGTCTATATCCATCAGGAGCAGGAGGTGCGTCTAACCGTGAGGGAGGTGTCCATGCTTTGCGCCGCGCAGTGACTTCACGGGTTTCCGCCGTGCGAGGACTACGATTTAATCTTGGGACTTCTGGTGCGTCAGTCATGTCATTACTCCTTTACGTATTTAGCGTATTCCTCAAGAGGAACACCCAGTCTTTTTGCGATTGCAACTTGGCTTGCGCTCAGTTTAACCGTCCGGCGTGCAGAATTGTTTACTCCCGACGAGCGGGTTGCAGGGGCGACCGTCTGCACGGGACGGGCGTTTCTGTTGTCTTGGTTTGTAGTATGCGGCCTAGTTTCCTTTGGAAAAATGGTACGCATTCTACGGTCAATTTCATCATAGTACTCTTCTGACTGGGGGTCAAATCCTTCTTTTTGTATTAAGTCAAGGTGTATGCCCCTGACCGCCCCTGTCATTACCGGGTTAGTGCCAAACCACGGATTGTTTTCGGCCCAAGCCTCGGCCTGTAGATCTACCGGGGCCTTGGGCGCAACGTGCTGCTGTTGCTGTGCCTGCTGCTGCGGAGCTTGCTGCTGCCTAGACAGCGCTTGCTGGCGGTACTCCGTGGCATCGCTTACGCGCTGCTGGTCCATCATCATGGAGGTAAGCCGCTGCTGCGCCTCCGTCTCTGTGTCAATGTCGTACTCTTCCCGCGCTTTCTTGATGATTTGCTTGAGCGTAATCATCTGCGTATCGATGCGGCCCTTGGCCTCAATCAGCCGGTCCGCATCCGTGCGCTGGAATCGCTGCTCCAGCTCGTCCGCCCGTTGCTGCAGGTTACGCGCATACTCAATAGCCGCTTCTTCTCGGCGTTGGGTCTCACGCAGACGGCCCGTCAGTTTATCGATGCGCTTCTGGACCTTATCGCCGTACTGATCAAGCTCATCTTTTTTGACAGGAGATGTCTCCACCAAAGGCGCTTCTTCTTTGTCGGTTACAACGGCGTTCTCACCATTGTCGTCCATCTCAACCGTTGCGGGGTCTTCATCTTCCCCAATTTTAAAATCCAAGTCTTCGCCACTCATAGTTTTCCCCTTTACATGTGCAGAACGTCTTTAGGGTCGCTGATTATCCCCAAGACTTCGTCATCGTTTAACAACCGGATTTCGCCCCCATCGATCTGAATACGGGAACCTGCGTACCTACCAAAGATGATCCAATCGCCTACCTGACACCAAGGTCCTGCCGGGAACTTGGTCTCATCGGAGTAAGCCAGATCGCCCACACGCAACACATAGCCGCAGTTGGTCGCCAACTGTGTGCGCTTTTGGGTTTCTTCGGAAAGCAGGATGCCGCCTTTGGAGGTTTTTGCGCCTCGGTAGGGGAGAATGGCGATGCGCCAGCCAGTAGGGCAGGGGACTCTATCAAGTACGTCCGCGTGGATATTAGTAATGTCCACGTTTCCGTCTTCGTCGTAAGCATCATCAAGCGTGGGAGGGGTATTTGCTATTTTATCCCTGCGCTTTTCTTCAAGTGCGGTCAACTTAGGTTGTTCCATTACACGTCCTCTGGTGGTTAAAAATCATCCGTAGACCTCTTACTCAGCTCATGCTTTATAAGTTCTTCTACTAATTTTATGCCTTCCAGACGACCCATCATGAAGCGGTAACGCTCCATGTCTGCAATAGTGCCGTTAAGCACAATCGCTTCCGAGTCCTGTTGTAATTTCCTAAGCTCTCGCAGTACTTTTTCTGCAAATTCAAGCATGGTAATTTCCATGAAATAGCAGACAGTTAGGCCACTGTCTGGAGGCTAAAAACGACTTTAGTATATCTTTACTGGTATATTTCCGTCACGCTTTTTAACGGTACGCGCAGGGCCTTGAACGCCTTTAGGCGTGCTTATCACCTTGCCACCGTCTCGCATCTTGTTCGACTTGCCTGAAAGCGACAGTGCGATAGCCACAGCTTGCTTCTGAGCTTTACCCTTGCTCTTGGGCCTGCTCTCGCCGATCTTACCCTTGTCTTTAAAGGCACCCATCAGTTCACCAATGTTTCGGCTGACGGTCTTGGCACTAGAACCCTTTTTAAGCGGCATCTTACCCTCCGTTACGCGGTTTATTAATGCGTTCTAGCGCTACGCCGGTACGCATTTGCGCGATCTTCTGCTGGGACGCAATCCGTTCCTGATTGGCCTGCTGGTTCTGCGCCACTTTGGCCTGATCGATCTGCAAACCCTGCTGCTTGAGCTGGATATTGGCTTGATCGTTCGCTGCCCGCTGCTGTAGCTCCTGCGCCTTCAACGCCACTATCGGATCTTGCCCACCGCCACCGGGATTGGCTAACTGCTCCTGCAACGCACGCATCGCCTGCATGTATTCCGCAATCTTTATCGATACCAGACCCTCACGCTGCAGGTCTGACACCATCGCGTCTGGATCTGCTCCGTAAGTCATAAACAACTCCGCTTCCGCGTCCTCTTCGGCTTTCAAACGCAGGTGC